GGAATGAATTCATTCAAACCAAAGATGTCGGCTCTCCCTCGACTGGGGAAAGTCATCAGCTCAAACGTTATTTCTAACGCTGAAACCTGCAAGCCTGTTGGCAATACAGATGTTGCTGATACGGGTAAAGACAATTCGTTAACTCCATTGATGGTTAATCCCATTTATGGAGTTGGCGAAATCAGGAAGAGAAATCCTGTGAAACTCGTGTCGTCCATCCTTGAATATTCTTTCAAGGATGTCGTGGCTCAAGCCTCGACAAGACAAATCGTACGACCTCTGATCTTGCCCTTTGTGTGTTGCCATTCCTTGAGAAAAGAATGGTTCACTCCAAAAGAACTTGATCGATTGAAAAATTCGTTTCGCAAAGTTGCGATTCGAGTTAATCAACATGTGACCGCCGATTCGAGAGAACAAGCCTACATTAAGTATTGGCTTGATCTAGCTCTCTTCGAGTGTGTTTCATCATCCTCAAACCCTCCGGTTCGAGAAGAATGGAACACATGTCCTTTGTTTTCGGGTTGGTTAAAAACACATTTGAAAAAGTCGATCCTTCATAAGGATCTATCCTTCATTTACTCTCTTCAGAAAGGATGTAAGCAGGCTTGGCCTGCGTTATCCGATCTTAAGAAAGTGAAAGCATTGGATTCACATAAGGCTCGTCTCTCTGAGATGAAGCCTCATTGTCCTCTTGATCTTTCTTTTAAGATCATGGAGACCAGTGCAATGTTGTTTTCTGCCCCAGCATTAAAATTTGGTAATTTTCGTCCTCTTTGTGAAGATTGGACAAAATACCAAAAATTTATGCCCTCTGGATCCGCCTGCCGACAAGTTTCTCTCCGTCATGGAGGGGCGCTCGGCTTATTTGGCAAATTCCAGTTCCCGTCAGTAAAGACTCCACTAGGAAGTCTTGGTATGTTAAATGCTAAGATTGACTGTTGGCGAAAAGAGAATTATTTGAAAGCAGTTGATTCCGTGAAATCCCGTCTTTTGGACGTGGAAGAGGGACTGAATCATTGCACCATTCTGAATTCGGTCGATGTCGTTGCTATTCCAGAACCCGGAAAATTCCGGATTATCTCCAAAGGAGATGGTTTCCTTTACACAGCATTACAACCCTTGCAAGGTTTTATGCTTAGTTGTTGGAAACACTGTTTTGCTTCGACGATGTTACATGATGATCTCACTAGTTCTATTCAAAAGATACATAGTGAGGCCAGAGATCTACCGTTATGGTGTTCTGTGGATTATGAGGCAGCTACAGATTTGTTAAGAAAGGATGCGTCACTTAAAGCCTTTTCAGGTCTACGTGACTCTCCCTACTTCTATCTCGGCTATTCCTCTCTACTCCGTGGCATTGCTCATTATCCTGATGGATCTTCCGTCAGAATAGTTGAGGGTCAGTTAATGGGTCATCCTCTGTCTTTTCCACTGCTTTGTTTAATCAACTTAGCAGTTTATTGGACAGCTATTGACCGTTGGGTTGAAGATGTCTCTCTTAAAGAAAGGAGAGACACAATTCGTTTGGCGGAAATTATGCGTCAAAATGTACTTGTCAATGGTGATGATATGCTTTTTAAGTGTACCAAAACCTTTCATGATAAGTACTTTCTACCCTGTTGCGAAGATGCCGGTTTCAAGATCAGTGTTGGAAAACACTATCTATCTCCCTATTTTTGCATGATGAATTCTCAAACCTTCATTGAACGCTCTGTTAAGGGTGTTCGAAGTATGGTTAAAAGAACTTATCTTTCTCAAAAGGTTATCACCGGTATCTCACTTAAGGGTGGAGAATCCGACTCTACTCCTCTTTTGGCCGCTCGCGACCTTAATAGGATGGTTCTAAACTTGCCTTGGTCCGCTTGTTGCGTTCCTCAGTGTTTGTCTAGATTTAAGAATCGTTGTTTTGGAAAATATTTCCGTCCTTGTTGGTATCTGCCAAGTCACCTTGGTGGCTTTGGTTTAGATCCTTCATTTGCGCCTGAAGATTGGGTTAAAAACCTATCTCGAACGCAAAGACGAATGGCTTCCCAGTTTGTTTCGAGCCCTGAGTTACAGCTGTTTTCTCGTGAAGGATTTTCAGTTCCTCTCGCGAAATTTGCTGGTACGGTCTTGAATCCCAGACTGGTGATTGGAGAGTATGTTCCCCGTGATTTTGAAGAGTTATTCGATGAAGATCCTTGGGTCGCACGTATTGCTTATGCATTCCGTGCCACCGGACAGGTTCAAACAGGAAATTCCTGTTCTAATTATGCACCAAAATTTATAAAAACAAAATTTGGTCATCAACTTCATCCTATGTCTCTCCGTGGTATTTGTGATTATTGGAATGCCCGATGTTTCACTACTAAGAAATCACCTTGCCCTCCTCTCGCCCCGATCTTTCCTTATAAAGGTCGATCTGACCGAGTCCTATATCGTCATACTTATCCAGTGATGCATAAGGGATCTTATGGTCTAATTCATTATGAATATAAGGCCGTAGATGTACATGCAACAACACCTCCAATAGGTGTGGATGAGTTTTACGCTGTGGCTGGATTGTAGATTGAAGGGGTCGACCCGAGCATGTCGTAAAACTGCCCATTGGGTTTCTATCAGTAATAGTCCAAAACGTTTTCTCTACCTTCTCTGGTAAAGATGTAAAGAATTACGTGCTAAATGTCACTATGTGGCTAAAATGCCGAGAGACTACACGGAACTCCCGATTGGTTTCATACTTTTCGGTTTGATAGAGATGAATAGTCCCGCTATGGTTTGCGGAATCCAATACCAAACCAATGCCTCACAAGTCCCGAAATGCCAAAATGGCTAGACCAAAGTCCACGGTACCTACGAGTACTGATACGATCGG